TCCGAATCTTCCTCCACCGAAAGCTCCTGCGCCCACTGCTTGAGCTGATCTTACATTACCTTGTCGTTGATGTTCTTGAAGCATCTGTTGTTCCATTGCTGTCTTCACGGCAGCCGTATAAGGACTTTGATAGGATGCAATCGAACCCACTCCTGTACCTGCTCCCGGTCCCATGAGTTGTTGAGCCGTTGCTCCTGTATAAGCAGTTGGATCTCCTAAAAATCTTTCATAGCCTGATATTCCTGTACCGGCTCCCATTCCTGAAACCGCTCCAGTCGTCGCATCAAATTGTAGTGCGCCTAATCCAGCTTGTGATGCCGCTGCTTGTTGAGCTGCCTGAGTAAAGCCTCCACCAATTTGTGGAGCTACTTCCGGTGCAAATTTACCGGTATCAATAGCAGTTGGAGTTAGTCTTCCTAGCTGCTCACCAAATGTTTTCCCTAACGTTTCAATAAACGGTGCGGGTAATGCTCGTGTTTGAGTTATGTCTGCCATTAAAATGCTGCGAGTATTCCTACTCTGCCTCCTCTGTTATATCCTACTCTTCCCCCTTGTGAAAAATTTCCATGGTGTCCTCTTTGACCTGTGCCTGGTGAACCACCAGTTCCAGTGAATCCACCTCGTGTAGTGTATCCTGGACTAGACCAACCGCGTGTCGTATCTCTAGGAGTAGGTCCTCTAGGGTCTCCTCTAGGTCCTTTAGGTACCACGTCTGCCCCTCCTTTTTTCCTATCGAGTTCATCCAGCCAGCTCTTCATTGCTTCACCTAAATAATCTTCCCCTTTAGCACGTCTTTTTCTAGCCCATGCTTCTTTCTTACCAAGCATTTCTTCAACGCTTTTACTTCCAAACATTGAATCAAAATTCTTGTCTCGTAGAACCATTTGTCCGGATGCGGGATCGTATACATTCAGTTTATTACCTCCCCAAATATTACCTTGATAACCTCCACCGATATCTCCCCATCCGCCTGGGCCTTTACTTTGTTGATACATATCAAATTCTTTTTGTTTAGCTTCAGGTCTTTGAAACATGCCTTTAAATTTATCCCACATACCAGGTTGTTGATAAAACATTTCTTCATTAAAACCTTCTCCCGGTTTATCTCCATACTCACCCACTTCACCGGAAATACCTCGCATACCACGAGGATCGATAGTTTCTGTCTCTGTAATTTGTTCTTCCATTGGTACATTTTTATTCCTTGAAAAAATAGCATTGGCTCTTAATATTTCATCTGTTTCTGGTTCGATACCAGCACCAGCTCCCATACCACCCCAAGCTGCTGTTGAAGTATCAAAAATACCACCTTTACCTTTCAGTTCTTGTGGCAAACCTTTTTGTACCATATGGGTTAAGCCTGCCATTCCAAATGGTAAGGCTGCCGCAGTTCCATATCCTAAAGCACTTGATGCTGCACCTGTAGGTTTAGTGAAAAAAGTTCCCCCCATATTTTGAGGCATAAAAGCTCTCCAAGGTTGCCAATTTTTAAGAGCCTGTAAATTCGTCGGTCGTATATTGGTAGTTCCACTTTGAACCGGTTGAACTTTGTTTTGGAAAAATTTATTTCCAAAAGTATTTTGTAGCATTGAATTCGATGCAGGGTTTGTAAACCAGTTTGCCATTACGCCATCGCCTCCATGTTGTGCATTAAATTATACATTTTCTTTGCGCCCGCTTCCCGGTCGCCTCCGCCCATACCTTTAACGGCATCAGACGTCATAACAAATTCTCCTTGTGCAAGCAACGCTCGCACGTCATCGTGTTTTTCTTTAGCTCCATGAGGTTGATAACCTCCACTGTCTCTCATGTCCAGTTGACTTCCATCCTTCGAAGGGATGATTGGATGTTCTGTGCCCATAGCATATCCTGTTCTTGCTATACCTCCTTGATTCATAAACTTGCTTCCCAGTCTATCCATTTCCATTTGAAATTCTTCTAGTTCTGCGGGATTAAGTTGATGATAAGGTTTACCAAATAATCTCATAGAGTGTTCATCAGCATCAGCGCTTGTTCCTTCATAAGGACCACTCGCCATTTCTATATTCTCTTGTTCTTCTACGTCTCCATCTTGTCCTCCTCTAAGCACTTCCATGGATTCATCGATAAAAATACTGTCATCGCCGCCAGCTCGTAAGCCAACTCTTCCGCCTTCAGCTGCTGGAACTTTAAATATACCAGGGCCCTGTTCACGTCGCTGTCTTCGTATTTCATCAAATCCTCCTTCTGGCATTGTCCCACCCATAGGAATTGGCCTATTTATAGACCTTGTATACTCTGACATGCTTGGGTTATATCTTGCACCTTCTTGGTTACGTTTTGATATATATTCTTTATACCAATCCTCTATTCCCCCGTTTGCATACCCAACTCTTCCGCCTTCAGCTGCTTGTTCAACAATCTCTTGTTCTTCACCGCCTTTACCTTGAACGGATATTGCAAGTTCAACGAGTTCTTGTTTAGTTCGTCCTCGTAATTGTTCCATGGGAATCCCCATAGAGGCTAACATTTTAATAAGCTGAATTAATTCTGCGTCTGCTGTTTGTTGGGTTGCTTGGCCAGCTGTGTCTTCGTCTCTAATTAGACCAGCCATATTAGGAGTGCCTCCTTGTCCTGATGACATTGGATCTTCCATCATCTGTGCATGCTGTGGAGTTGCAAGGAGTCCTTGTTGCGCGTGAACTCTTCCACCTTCAGCAGCACTGAACATCGGTTCTTCTCCACCCCAGTCCCATAGTTTTCTCATCTTTAAATAATCTTCATGACCTTTGCCACTTATTGTTTCGTCAATTTCTTCTTCACCTTGACCTGCCGCCACTGCGGCTCCTGCTCCGGCTCCTACACCAAGGATCCCGGCCGTCTTCCAAGGGTTCTTTTTAGCCCAATCAAGACCTCTTGTTAAAATATTTCCTGTCACGGGTTTTGCTTTTGTTAAGGCTGTTGCTGCTGTTTCTCCAGCGACGCGGGGACCACCCATTAAAAATTTACCCGCACCTGTTGTAGTATCTTGACCACTTAAAAAAGCTTTAATCTTTCCCCATTTACCAGGGCTCTTCATAAAACTTTGAGGTCCCCCACCGAACCATCCAGCGTTTGCGCCATAGGCTCCAAGACCAGCCAGAAGAGCTGCTCTACCTATAGGACTTTTAATAACTTTCTTAATACCTTTTCCTACCTTTTTGAATGCCTTGCTTACAAAGCTTCCAAAACCGTAGGGTTGTCTTAAAGATTCAATTCCATGCATATTTAATTCCAATTATATAATGAGGCAGGTTAAAGGGAAATCCTGAAAATCCCTACACTATAGTATTACTTTACTTTTTTGCCTTCGTCAATGAATCTTCCACGGAAACCATGGGTGCCGTAGTGAGTAATGTAGGCATCAACATTGGCATAAATCTTGCCTCCGATGTCCGTCCAGCGTTTACAGAAGGCATAGTCTTCTCCCAAAAATACTCCTGTTTCAGGATTAAAATCACTATCAAAGAAGTTCCAAACGTTTTCACTCGTGGACATGAGTCCATTGACTAATTGTTTTTGTTTAATTTTCATCTTGGGATAGGATTTTATCATCTTATCAAAGACTTCTCTTTTCATTAGCATACAGCCTGCCGGGCCTTTAACAATTTCACACAATCCACCCTTACTTTCAATTTTATTTTTATCAGGAAATTCTAGACAGAAATAATGAGAGCAGTCTTCTAAAGGTTTACCCGACTTAGAGGATAATTTTCGTGCCTTATCCCAATCAAAAATTTTCATAGGGTAAGGAGTAAGGACAATATCTTTGTTATAATTCATCATGGTTGGAATAGAGGTTGGATCAAATTCAATATCTGAATCGACAAACAACATGTGGGAACAATGGGAGGTAAGGAAGGCTTGTACGCATAGGTTTCTTCCTTGAGTAACCAGGGACGATTGGACCATATGAAATTTAACACTTATTTTTTTAGAAAGACAGATGGCTTGAAGTTCTAAAACAGATTTAACATAGGAAAGGACCAGAGTTCCCATGCAGGGGGTAACAACAAATAGACTATTAGGAATAATGTCCTGTGTAGGTTCATCAACCAGTTTAACTCCATCAATCGTATTTTGAGGAAAGAGTTTTATGTCTTCTTTAAATTTATCTTCTGTTAAAAGTCCATCATCCATTTCAAGTAACCAATTGGTGGTGTTCATTGAAATCATGAGAAATTCCTTTGGCTTGTAGAGCATTATTTAAAAAAGCAATCCACTCTTTAATCCGTTCATCCCAGCTATAAAAATGATTGAAATGTTGACGCTGATTTTCTAAACGTTGCTGAATATCGTCAGTCGGTAAAATTCTTTTAATATAAAGTAGGTGAGCTGCATATTCTTCCGCGAGTCTTTTAGGGTTGGTATCATAGTTGACATAGTAGCCATAATCTCCACACGTTTCTGGAAGAGCTCCGAAGTTGGTGACGAGGGGAATGTTTCCCGCTGCCATGGCTTCGATAGCTGAGATACAAGAAGTCTCTTCCCAGATACAGGGATAAGCAAAGACATGACTAGACTGCATTGCATCAATTATCTCTAGATTAGGTTTGTAACCGATGTAATTCACATTATCCATTTTCCGAGCGTGTTCATAGAGAGGCTCATACTGTTTATCATGGGCTTTTTTAAACTCGTCTCCATAAAGTTGGGTAGAACTATAAACATCTAGTTGAATTTCATCATTAACCACATGATGCATCGCTGCTAAGAGAATATTAAGTCCTCTCCAGGGAGTAGAGACATGAATAAGTCTTAAAGGTTTGTCTGCTTGGTACCTCGATCGTTGAATCCATTTAACTTTAGGTAGTGCATTCTTAATGACACGACAACGACTAGTAGGAAGATTAAAGTAAAGCCGATACTTTTCAAAATTCCAATGAGAATTAAAAATATACCAATCGTATTTATTATGATTCTCCGATTTTGAAAACCACGGCTGAATGTTGGGTTGATCATGAGAATTCTTCAACCATAAAATATTAAGTTTCCCTTTTTCAATAGGGGTTTTTTCAGGAACCGATGTCGTAAGATTAATTTTATTCCAATATTGTTCTGGAAGTCTTTTCTTGAGCTCATCGAACTGTAATTCTGTTCCCCCTTTAGGATTCATCTTTTAAAGTTCCGCTCCCCATAACCATTTTAGGGACGGTGACTTTAATATCTCTTCTAATATGCTCTTTCTGTGTAGCTGTATTAGAGTCTTTCACGTCGTCCTCTGCTTCTTTATCTGACATATATTCTTTCCCTGTTTTTGTATTCGTTAAGGTAACTTCAGTTTCACATCGATAACGTGGAACTTTTTTTCCATCTATTTCTATATGGTCCACTATTTGTCCTGATTCTTTAAAAGGCATTATGTTCTATCCTGTTGTAGTACGCTAATTACTACATTAGCACTGGTTACAGTAGTTGTAAATTTAATAGCATCACTTTCTTCTAAAACTAAAATAGTACTGGCATTCCCTTCCAAGAACTCTTTTTTAGTTCCTGAAGCAGTACTTGCATTTTTTGCGTATACTAGATTAGTTGTAGCACTGGAATCATATAAAGTTAAAGTCCAATCAGCAGCTGCTGATGCATGAGCATTATAACCTGAAACGGATTTAACTAACGCTACGGTTTCAGAGGGACAAGTATAAACCGTTTTAATATTTGTAGTTGAAACCACATCGATGCTGTTTTTATAGATATTTGCCATTTCTTCTTTTCCTTAATTTAACTTAAGCGACGAATAAAGTAAAGGCTTCGTATTCATCGGTTAATTGTTGTTGGTAAGTCGTGTTAAGTTTTTGTACAACGGAGCCCATATTATCTGCCAGAGATTGAACGTTCATTGGATCAAAGTCTGGGCCTATGATCGTTGCTATAACTTCACTAATCTTTGCCATGTTCCTCCATTAAAATATAGGATATACATATGAGGCGTAAAAAATTCTTCATTTTATCTTCTACCGCCAGGATGAATATCTAATCTAAAAGTTCCCATTCTCCAACTTTGCCCTGTGTCAACATTACCTATTTTGAGTGCAATCTGTCGAGCTCTTGCCCGGGTATGAATTTGAGTCGTAGAGGTAGTAGCATTATAAGAGGTAGACGTTGCGCTGCTAGTTGGAAATTCTTTAGTGTTTAAATAAACTTTAGCAGTCCCTGTTTGAGCTCCAAAGTCAGGTATGATTCTACTAATCCTCATCATGAATTCACCTCCGATAGGTCCTTCAATTCCTTGAGTACCAATATCATAGTCTCCGGATTCTACGCTAGCGGCAATAGCGTTTGTAGTTCCATTTGAGAATACTTCATCAGTTCCTTTTTCTTGTTGCCAATAATAACTCGCGCCATTAGAAATTCCAATAACAGTAGGATAATCAGGAGCCACACTATCTTTGTATTCAGTAGCGTAAGGTTTACTAAAGACTCCTTCGATGGTCCATGTTGAACGAGCCAATGAAGAGGTATACCAAATCGGATTTTGTGGAGAGGAGTCTAAATAATTATAAGTTACCGAACGATCGACATAATCAGAACCACTACTAGGATAAAACCAAGTAATTTCTCCAAAGAGAGCGTTAACGGCTACATGGATTTGTTGATTAGAATTACTATTGATATCTTCAAAGACATAATCTTCCACCAGACAAGGCATCAAGGTCACCCGTCCTCCATCAAAACTATAAAAGCCTGTAGGTCCCATCCAATAGGCGATACCATTGACTTCAGCGGCTGCATGCTGACTCGACATACCACAGTTAGTTCCCATTTGTTGAAAACCAAACGTTAAAGGAGGTCCAATAAATTTCATTGTATACATTGCTGTATCGGACCAAAGATATACAGCGGTCCTTCCTACAATTCCCCCCATCAGTTTAGAACCATCGGTAAGTCTTTGGCTACCTGCTGTGTTGCTAGCGGTCGGAGTCCACTCTGTGATACTTTCTTGATTAGACCATCGTACAAACATATCGTCCTGGGAAGATGAAGTTTGAAGCGTGGTCTCTGTTCCAACGCATACTAAGTGACGATCAGGGGTGGATAAAACTAAATCTCTTGAAGCTGTAGGAACTTCAGTTCCGGTTACAGCCACAGCCCTGACCTCAAGGTTAGGAACAGAAGGTTCCCATTTAAATATTCTTTTGTTATGAATTAAAGCGATTAAATCTTCACCATAGTTAAGGAGTCTCCATTGACCTGGCTCAATTACAATGTTGGAATTCGTACTAGCACTACCCCAACCTACGAAGGTCGTAGCATCATAAGTTAATGTTGCGTTGGCGTGTTCTACATCACTCGTACCTCCTGCTCCTCTGGTAAATCCAGAAAGCGTATTGGTTGATGTGTCGTTGGTTGTATAAGTAATTAATTCACTCTCAATTAAAAGGGTTCCTCCGCCTGCTGCAGTTGTAGGAAAAGCAGATGTACTCGTAAATATACACGAGCTTGCACCCGCCGCTAAAACACCTGCATTATTTATAGTAGTTGTAGTAACAGGAGTAGTATAACCTCCAAACGTATTGGTACCGAATCCATAACCATACCCCTGACTAATAGGCCCAATCACATAATAAAAGTCAACCGTTGTACTTCCACCTGTGGCAGAGGAGCCAGCGCTGGTAAATAGACAAGTCAGGGTCGTTGCGCTAGGTGCTGACTTCACCTCAAAAAGAGTATCTTCAAAATCTGAATCTGTTAAGCCTGTGCCAGTGGGAAGTGTTACAGCATCTAATAAAATAATATCGCCGACATTAGCTCCGTGGGCCGTGGCTGTTGTAATTGTAAACGTGGTGGTACCATCAAAGGTAAAGGTTGCTGAAGTTTGTTGACGAGCTGTATCCAGAGGAGTGATATCGTAGACCGCTCCTTCGTAATAAACATAAAGACATTTATCGGTACCAACCGCTGCGTATCGGTTACCGGCTAAGTCAACCCATGTATGTTGATCTCGTCCTGCACCTATGAGTTGAGAACTAACAAGCTGTTGCCATCCTCCTATTTTTTCAGGAAAGCCATAACGAAAGCGGGTATAATCTGCATTGACCCATTTTGCTTCGGCTCCTGTGTCTGAGGATTGTTTATCTAATCCTGGTACTAGTCTGATTTTATGTAGCATAGAAAATCCGTTTAGAATACAAATATACTAGATTAACAAGGAGATCAATATGATTATGAGTAGGCGTAGAAGACCTTTGTGGTGGAAAGATCCCCCACACCAGTCTTTTTTATATCTTATTTTTTAGTTGGAGGCAACTTAAATCCTTTAAACCATGCAGGAAGTCCTAGGAAAGGACGTTTATCATAAAGATTTTCTTTAGCGGTCTTCTTGGTTCGATCATTATAATGAAGGAAGACTTGACCACAATCTTTGCCAGGGAAAGCGTCACGCCAATGTTCAAGTTCGCATCCTGAATAAAGAAGCATGTCTCCGGGTTCAAGATCTACTTTAATTCCAGCCATGCCTTTCTTGCCTGAAGGTTCCAGATAAATAGGCCAGGGATCTCCTCCTAGATTTAAAGTCGTAGAGACTTCACAGGAATAACGATCCTTGTGTCGATGTAATACATCTCCTGTTTTATAAATCCGTGCATAGGCATAAGTTTCCTGCAACTTGTAGCCGGTTTCTTTTTCCATTTTTTCTTTTAAACCCTGAAGCAATGTCTCCATGACGATGTCCCCATAGTGGGAATAAGTATTAGGAAGTTGCTCATCATTCCATACTCCCCACTCAGCAGTAAAAGGAGAAATCCATTTATGATCAAAAAAGAATCTTGCCACCCTGCGTTTATTTAAAAAATAGGTATAACAGAACTTAGCTAGTTCAGGAGTAATGGCCTTTCTTAAAATTTTATACTTTGTCTTTTTGAACATTTTTCTTCATGAGTTGTTTTCTTTTTTCCTCAATTAAAGTCTCTACAAAATCATCACCATATTTTTTAGGATGTCCCAGCATCGCTTTGATATAGGCATTGTGGGTAGCTCCCATGGTATTATGCAGCTTAGGTAGATGAATTATCTTATTTTTTTTTGACATTTTTTTTATTTTCTTGCTGTTGTAACCATGTAGGTTGTCCAGGTTTTCCTAATGGTCCATTAGGTATCGCTTGTATATTAAAATGAATGAAACGAAAAGGTTCATAGCCATTATCCACAGCATACATATGAGGTAAATAAGAATTAAAAAAGATTAAACGCCCCGGTTTAACCTGATAATTAACTTGATGGGACGCCATGGTTATTTTAGAAGGATCTTTTTGAGGAAGTAAATTCATCATTTGTCCTGGTCGTGGATCTTCGAAGATAGGCATTGATGTTTTTTCATTAGCTTTTAAAAAATAGAATCCAGAAATATGACCATTCCAATGGGTGTGCAACGTATGATGCCCTCCTCCATCTTTAGAAAACTCCTGAACCCACATTTCCGTAATAAAAATAGAATGGTTACTTAAATCAAATCCTTGTCCGTCCAGTAGATTCCATGTGGTAGCCCCAATATAGTCTTGTAGTACTTTAAATTGAGGATCATTAATCAAAGTACTGGAATGATGAACCCAGGCATGTTCTCCTTTGTCACCTAATTTTTTATTTCTTTTTTTAATCTGTTCTAAATTATTCAAACGAGCTTGTTTAATATAGGCATCTGAAGCAATATTGAAACCTTTCACCCATTCTGGCTTATCAGTATAATAAATAGGAGAAATAAAATAATGTT